ACCATGTCTGGTGCTGGCTTTTTGGGTTTCGCTGCCGCTTTTTCTTCGGGTTCCTCGTCCTCTTCCTCGTCGCCTTTTTGTTCCTCTTTTTCTTCGGATTCCTCTTCCGTGCTGGGTTCGCCCGACTCCTCTTTGGGAGGTGTTTTCGCGGGCGGCTTCTCTTCTGGTGGTACGTCCGATTCGTCGATCTCGACGGCTTTGCCGAGTGCTTCCTTGACTTGTTCGGGCGTGTCTGTACTGGTCTCGATTTCAATGGACATTCAATTCACTCCTGAATGTGGGATGGGTTCGCCTGTTTGACGGCACAAGCGGTGGCCGATAACGCGGAGAACTCCGCGAGAGCCCTTGGCAGGATTCGAACCTGCGGCCTGTCGGTTAGAAGCCGACTGCTCTTTCCACCTGAGCTACGAGGGCTAAGTTGTAACTGAAACTATTTCTTGGAGGTCGGAGCAGGCTTCATCTGCACGACTTCCTTTTCATGCTTCCGGTCCAGCGCGCCCACGATCTGATCGTGGATACGATCGGCATCGGCCTGGATCGATTTGTACTCTGCATTCAATCGTGCGATTCCATCCGCGCTGCCAAGCTTCGCCATTGCGACGGCCATCTGTGCGCGCGCCTGAATCGACGCGACTTCCTTCTTCGTCTCGCTATCGAGAACGTCGGTTTCAATGAGTCGGTTCGCACGTTCGAGCGCCTGAATCAGCAACTGATGCTGCTGCATGAGCGAGGCGAACTGCGCCTGCATAGCTTCCGGAGAACCCGGCTCCTGCAACTCCGGCGGCTGAAGACGCTTCACGATCGCCGCGGCCTCTTCTGCCATCGGCGCATCCATGTTTTCGAGAATCATCGGCAGCAGAGCGATAGCCACCTGAGGAACGTTCTTTGCAATATCCGTGAGCGCCGCAACAGCCTTTTCGCGCTTCGAAGCGTATTGGCCAATCGACACCGTGACCGAGTACTTACCGACTGACATATCGTAATTGACAGCTTTGCCGGTCTTAGGATCCGGGAACTCCTGGTTGATCGCGATCTCCTGCCGTTCGTTGTCAGGACGAACAATCGTGACGATGCGCGCCGCGTCGTAGACGACTGGCAGCATGTGGAGAATCACTTCGCCCGCATGCACACGCGCTCGATTCATGTTGTCTAGCCAGTTGTAGTTCGCTGAATCGCTTCGTGCCTGGAGCGCCGCAACAGCCCGGCCAGACTGATCCGCCTTTGGCACTCCGAGCGACGGATCAAAAATGTTGAAGCCGATCTTGATGATGTTGTCGAACTCGCGCAGTCCCTGCAGGTATCCGATAGCCGATTCCGCTATTCGGTTATCCTGGCGAATCGGCGGCGGTACAAGTTGACCACTGACATCCTTCGGCTTGTATGGCAGGTACGGCCAGTTCTCTTCATTGAGCGAATCCCATAGCGGCTTAAATTCTTCAATTTGACCGATGGCTGCAATGAAAGGCGACTTCGGCGCGAGAGCCACCATCTCAACGAATCCGGACGCCATGTAGTTGTAGATCCGCTGTGCGTCCCTGTTGTTGCGAACCATACCGGAAAGCCGCCGCTGTCCTTCAACGACGCGCTCACGACCCGCAACGTGAATCAGCGGAATAAACTTGCCCGGGATGTCTCGGCCGGCCGTGCTCTTCGTGAAATCGCTACCCTGGTCGCCATCGAGGATCTCGACCGCGTTGATCTTTGCCCACTTGGGACGCATTCGAACGCTTTCGCGCGTGATCAGGTTCCCGTCCCTGTCCTGATCGACTGGAATCGGAAGCACCATCTCCGGCTGAAGAAGCCCCTCGTCCATCGCTTTCAACTGCAGCGCGTTGTACCAGAGTCCGTCGCGCTCTTCGATTTCATCGCGCCACACGCCTTCGCCGTCTGCGAGTCGCACCGCGATTGCCGGCTCCTCGTCCATGTAGTAGTACTCGCAAATGCGAACCGAGTCCGGCGTTAGCCAACCCATCTTGTCATCGCCGATGCTCGCGAACGATGTAAGCCCGGCCGCCTTTGACTTCGGATACTGAGTCAGGTATTCACCGCGAGGGACATCTCGCACGATGAAGCCGAACTTCATGTCCTTACGCGTCGGATCTTCCGCGCTCGGATCCGAGTACACTGCGAAATCGTTTGTGAAGCCCTCAATGCGAACGACCTGATGGAACGATGTATCGGACTCCCAATCCGTCACCACACGGAACCACGACCAGCCCTTTTCGATCATTCGCTCAAAGGCCGTGTCGTATACGGTGTCGGCACAGGAAATGACTTCGATATGGCGAATGAGGCCCTGCCGGATCTCTGCAGATTGCACGTCCGCACCGCCACCGACCGGCTTGATATCGATCCCGACCTTCGACATCCGATGCTCGTTTGCCACGTGAGCAATCATCGGAATAAACCGATTGAGCGTCAGGCACGGGCGCTTCTTGCGCTTGCGCCGGCAGCGTACATCTTCGTCCCACTGGCGCTCGCCGTCGACCATGAGCGCATCCTGCAGGCCCTCAGTCCGGTTGTAGAACTCCGCGTCGGCTGCGATCTTGAACCGCTGTAGTGCCTGATCGAGGAACTCCCTAACGTTGCCTTCCCTGGTCGGCTGCGTCGGATCATCCGGAACGATGTCGATCTCGGTACGCGTAAGATTCGTAGCTGCGGTGGTGACCCTTGCTTTACGTTTAAATTTTGCCTCAGGAGATTCCGGGATTACGCGGCGGCCCATCTACTTTTTCTTCTTCATGCTCCGGTGCATCGAACCTATTGTCCGCATACTTTCATGCGCGGCAGCGACGGCCTGCTTATTTGCAACAGCGGCGCCGTGCTTCGCCTTCGTTCGGGCGTACGTCTTTCCGTGATGGAACTCGCGGATGCGATTACCGAGGGAACCAGCCATCGGCATAACTCAAGCCCTCGTCGTCACTTTTGTCTTTGGCGCGGCGTCGACCTTTTCCGGCGTCTTGTAGTCCTTGCCCAACAGGCGTGCCGTGATGAATTGCGCAGCCTCTTCACGTGTCGGAAACGAGTGCTCCTCGCTCGTGTTCTTCAGGTCGTAATCGACATATTTCTCCTTCGACTGCGACTTCAGTTTCTCTTCAACTGACGCCTTCATCTTGTACCGGCACTCGACAATGCAGGCGTTCTCGATTTCCCGAATGCTGATGTTCGTCAGATCGAATGACTTCAGGTTTGGCTTCGACGGCTGCTTCAGGACCGCATGCGTTCCGCGGCCACCGTATCCAATCTCAACCATTGACTGCCTCCAAAGGGATAGGCTCAAACTTCAGATAAGGAACTGCGCGCCGGTAGAAGTCCGCACGAAACGGCTTGTCGTCAAATCCGAGGAGAATGCTCACGAAGGTCGCGTTGTCCGGGACTCGCCGTATCAGCTTGCGAAACTTCACTTCGGCGAGGCGTTCTTTTTCAGCCTTGGCTCTTGCCGGCTTCATCCAGTTCCTCCTTTGGAACCACAGCTGATTTACACTGCCGCTCCAGCCTGGATTCTTCAAACCAGATCGGCTCGAAGGGCCGATGGTCATCGTTCACGCCACGCTGCTGAACCTTGCAGGACGTCGTTTCGAATAAACCTTCCTGCCGTGCAATAACGACGCCTTCAAACCCGGTGATAATGTCTTTAACCTCATCGCCAAGATTGATTTCGCTCACTGCGCAACCCCGAATAGCTTCTGATACTGCCGCATCTCTTCAGCCCCGACGTACTCCTCCGGGCAGTCAACAACAGCCTTGCGGCAGCGCACGTGGATCAACTCATGGATTACTGTCATCCGGCGAAGAGTGGTATCGCCAACGTTGAAAAGCCAGATCGTCGGAGGAGTGCTCGAAAAGTCCGTGACTCCGTACGCCGGCTTAAAGAACGGCTGTTGATCCGCATGCTTGACGTCAAACTCGGCGAGAACTTCGACGATCTCTCGCACCGTCAGATCAGGCACGGCATGGTCCTGCGCTTCGACCAACACGACACCTGCAATGAATCCCGCGAGTATCAACAGCGCCGCCATGAGCACCCTCACGAAGACATCCATCCCTGCGAGGACACCAACTGCGGATCGCCCCAATCTGGAATTTCATTGCTTCGATACGGAACAGCTTTCATGTTCTGAATCCCCGACATCACGAGATACCGAGCCGCATCCATCAAATGGTTCGGCCGCGATTTGCTCTCGATGATCTTTCCGTTCTCATCACGCCGATACAGCAGGTACTCCTTGAAGAAAAACTGTAGCGTCGAGAACACTTTCAGTCGCCCAGAACTCAGTCGCAGCCAAACTTCGTGAACCCCGGCATTGATCGCATTGACCGCCGTCTCCACGTCGAGCCCAAGATTGCGATAGGTCTCGAGCAGTTTCTCGCCGTCGGTCTGCGTGCGGCCCTTTGAAGCCGGATCGATCACGCCTGGTATCCACTTCGCCCGAAGATTGCTCTTCCCGGCGTACCCGAGGATCGCCTGCACGTGTACCTGCGGAGTCTCCTGCGCAACGTAATGCTCGTCGTAGAGGTACAGAATGTCGCTGTCTCGATCGAGCGCGCCCCAGATTGCGGCCGTTCGATTCCAGCCAACATCAAGACCGAATGCGCGCGGCCAGTGATCCGGAATGGCGAACGGCTTGATCTCGATAACTTCCGTTGCTACCGGATAGACGGCACCGGAACCGAGGAACGGAATGCCGCGGGTTCTGGCATCGCGCAGGTGCGGATCCATGTCGGCCAACTGCTTGGCCTTCATCGCTTCCGTTAAATGCGGGACGGAGGACCAGTCACAAAAAACGAGCCTCTTCACGGAAGGCTCTCAGCATTTCGAGTGAATGTATTCCAGTAGTCCGGCTGCGGTTTCGGGACTCTCCGAAATATTTCCGAGAGCAAGATTGCAGCGACGGCACAGTAAGCCGCGTACCCGATTCGTTTGATGGTCGTGATCAATAGACAACAGGTCAGGAAGATAGTCGTACTTACGGCACTGGTGCCGCGGCGGCGGCTGCTTGCAGACTGCGCATTTTCCGTCCTGCTCAGTAACGAGGCGATCATAATCTTGGAGCGTTAGCCCGAACTTCTTTAGTCGCTTCTTGAGCTGAATCCGCCGATTTCTGGCGTTCCATATCTCGGGGTTGGCAGCAGCCCACGCCTTTGCTTTAGCAACAAACTTAGCCCTGTTTTTCCAGTGATAACCACGCTTATTGATTCGATTGCATTCACGGCAATGAGTGGAAACCCGAAGGCTTTGTTTGCCTGACAGTGTCGTGTATTTGCTAATCCTAAAATCAGCAATCGGCTTGGTCGTCTCACACTTACGACAGAGCTTTTCCGATAAACGGAGCACGCCACCATAGGCTGCAACCGGACCACGTCGAGTGGAGGGTATACGTGACATGGCATTATTTTACTCCACATCGTCCGCATTCTCCTGTGAATGACGCAAGGCGTCGAGACTGAAACCGGCTGCTTCCATGAACCACGTCGTCATATCCGTCAGACCGTGAATCGGGGTGAACGTCGACAAGATGAGGCCGCCGCAAACCATAATGCGCAGCATCTCTTCGTCGTAGATGTCCTTGGGTACCTCCTCGTCATTCCAGCAAACTGGTAGATTGCGACCCTGGAATGCTTCTCGCCCTTGGTCATACGACTTACTAACGATGTACGATGTGCCGCCACTCACGTGCTCAACGTTGATGAACTCGAACGCGTGCGGCGTGCCCGGCTTTGGGGTACATCGCTGAATAAGATGCGCCGGCAGCATGCCAGTTCCGCGGTCGGCGTCGTTCCCTGGTGGCCCCAATAGGACCGCTTCATTGATGTCCCGTGTATCCTTCGCGGTCTTGTTGACGACCCATGCAGTAATCGGGCCATCGAACACGCGCC